TGCTTGACTTCAGCATCGAAGAGCGTAACGAAGGCGTTTGAGAGAGACAGTGCCATTTCGTGCTCCTTGAATTAGTCAAAAAAAGGGTTGATCGCGTCGGTGAGCCAGTAACCTGGGCCTGTGCTTGCTGCTTACGGCAGCCAATCGTCAGCATCTCGCTGCGGTCAGGGTCGCTATTAAAAGCGGTGGGCCATGGTTGCATTCTATTTGTTAAAAACCAAAATGCAAGCACGGTGCAATATAAAAAAAACCCGGCGCGGTGGCCGGGTCAAATCCCCGAAGGAGAGGGGAGGAGGAAATGCTTGCTAAGAATTTTGAGATGCCATCCACTCCCGCTCTCTTGACTCTCGCCAGGCGGGGTCGCTGTTCCATCTTGGGTCTTTAATGTAGCCCTCGAGCTTGGATCGATTCATGCCGTCATCGAGCGGAACAGATTCAACCGGAACCCTTCCCTCGTAGGCAGAGCGAATTTTCATCAGCACGTTAATGCCCCTGGCCGTGCCGCCCATAATTTTGAATTCCTCAAAATCCTCGGCAGACAAAATTTCTTTTTTGACCATTCCCCTGGCCCAATCGACCATGCCGTTAACGATGGCGTTGCCGTTTGGCCCCAGAGCCTTGAGCTCCTCTGCTGGGTCAATAGATTCTCCCTGCATGAGTTCCCTGGCCTGCGAGGACAGCTTACCGGCCAGGTCATCAAATTGGGCCTGGGATATACCGTTTTCTTTTGCCCAGCTGGTCAGTGTTCCCGCGATGGGATTCTGGTCGTCGTAGCCATCTCCGAATGCCTCGAGCTTGTACTTGCCGTCCGCTGGGGCGTTGTGCTCCCCCTTGGAGATTTTTGCCCGCAGGTCCTTCCAGCTCTTGGCCAGGCTTTCATAGTCTGCCTTGCCATCTTTCCAGAAGTTCTCTGGGAGAAAATCTGGGCGGTCCTTTGGACTCTCTGGCTTTGGCTCGCCTGGCGGCGCTGCCTTGTGGTCCACCGCGGTTGCGGATGGGTTTACTTCTTTGTTTGCGTTTGGGTCCTCTAGTTGCACGTTATCGAGTAGGCCGGACTCTCCGGGCTCGATGTTGGTGTCTTCGCTCATAGTTTCCTTGCTTGGTTAATCCGCGACATTAGATCCCTCACTACGTTTCTCTGCCCTTCGACAAAGTAAGCGAATGAGGCGTCGGTGCCAGGCGCGGCGACAGGCACATCGACATAGGTTGCCCGAAGCCAGGTCAGCAATTTTTGCCCGTCCTCGGTCGCAAATACACGCAGGCACAGCTTGGCCAGCTCCTCGCGCTGTTGTGTTACGTCCCTAATATCTGGGGGCATTGGTTCCTCTAGGTCCTCCCAGCTCATGCCGGCACCATCTCAGGTGGGACCATGGGCTGCTCCGCGGTTGCGGCCATCTGAGCGCTCATTGCCTGCATGGCGAGTGCATTTTGTTGCTGTTGCTGCATCTGCTCCATGAGAACGGCCCTCTCTGCTTGGTTGTTTCTGAGCGTGGCCGGCACCCCAAGCTTGTCGCCAATGTAATCCACGACAAGGTCTGTCTTGATTGCGACGGCTCCGTCTGTGCCAAAGCCCTGCATCAGCTGCGAGTATTGCAAGATTGCGTTGATCTCGTCCATTGCCTGGGCCTGGGCCAGCGGTGCCACCGGGGTAACCTTGACCTCTAGGCCGTTGACGCGCAGTGGCAAGTCAATCATGCCGCGCTCGTCCATTACTTCAAGAATCTTGGCCGTTAGAGGAATCATGGTCTCATTAATCAGGCGACCAAAGGCAGAGCCCAGGTTCTGGGCCAGCTCCTTCATTCGCTCCACAATTTCTGTGGCAGACCTAGCGGACATATTGTCTGGCGGCAGAGACTCATCCAACAAAATTCGTTTGATGCTGGCAGTCATATCGTTGATCACCAGCTGCGACACGTTAAAATCTCCAGACCTGGGCAACGCTAACAGGCTCGGACCCTGTGGCCCACCATTACGGGCCACCGGAATAATCGCGCCAGGCACAATTTTGACTGTGTTGGGATTTAAGACCCCGTCGTCAGCTGCGGTGTAGGCACCAGACACGGCCATAGAGGCGTTTTTAAGCAAAAGCTCCTTGGTCTTGTTGAGTGTCTTAATGTCTGGCAGCGCTGTCATTAGCGGGCCGCGGCCATAGATTTCGCCGGCTACTTTCATGTAGCGCGATATAACCCACGGGGAGGTCTTTCTTCGGCGATAGACAATCTCTTGCTTAGATGTCTTGTCGATAACGTGGTAGCAGTAGTCCCCGCGCTTGGCGTCAAATATGGTTGCCTCGAGCAGCTCAACGTCGTCCGTGGGTTTATTTTGAATGCGGCGCACCATATCGTCTGGCATCTTGGCATCTGGCCACTGGCGCTCGATGCTCTCGCCCTTCATGCGCATTCTTCTGTATACATTGTCTACCTGGCCGTTGGCGCCCTCTTCGTAGGACACAAGAAAGAGCGGGACCGGCACAAAGTTAATTGGGCTAATGTCGTCGCCTGGCTGCACCATCATACAGGCCGTACCAACCGCCAGGTCTAAGAGAAACTCTCCAATTGCAATATCAAAATTAGATTGACGCAGCGCCGAAAACATCTTGTCCTGGTAGACATCCAAGATTGCCTGGGCCATCTGTGTCTTGTCAGTAGGAATAGAGGGCCCCGGCTCTAGTCGGCACCACTTGCGCTGGGGTGGAAACACCACAGACTGCAGTCGGTTAGCAAATCTCTGAGTCGAGTTAATTGCGGTCGAATCAAATACCCGGTGCATTTTTTTTGTGCCGGTAGCGCCGCCTTCCCATACGCCATATAGCTGGCGCTGCGGGAGAGCAAATTCGTAGGCGTCTTGATATATTTGCTGAAATTCGTCTTTTTTCTTTTGAGCTATTTCCTGACGTTTCATAATTTCATCAGGGGAAAGACGCAGCCCGCCCGGAGCCTTCTTGTCGTAGTAACTAATATCCATATCAGTCCTTTTCCAGTTTGTACTTTTCAAGCAAATTGCGGCCCTTGGCAGCTAGTCGCGCAGCAGCTGCGCGTGTTCTTGGAACCGGCTCGCCCCAGGCATTAGCAGCCTTGGCCAACCTAGTTGGCTCACCCTTTTCGTTAACCATGGGACCGCTTGGGTTGGTGTAGAACCTAGTTAAAAAAGAACCCTTGCGCCTGGCTCGCTCGCCAGACGGAGACGAATCTTTGACGCCAGGCTGCAAGTTTTTGCTTTCCCCTGATCGCTCAAATTTGCGACGCCCGGCCTCAGTCAGGCCGCCCTCTGGGTCCTTGTATTTGCTCACTTCTCGCCTCTGGCCGCCATCATGTTATCGATTAAATTTGGATACGGTCGCCCAGACTTTTTTGCTTTACGCATAGCCATGCGCTTTTCTGATGGCGTAAGTTTCTCTGGCTTCCCGGCGCTTTTTGGCCGCGGTTTGTCCCAAACCTCTTTCATTAGTCTTCCTCCTCAAGCAAATACTCAGCCAACAAGTTGCGCTCCATGCGAGTCAGCACCATATTTTTTTTAAGCTTTTTAGCAATGGCCATTTTTTGCTCGTCTTCCAGCTCGGGTTTGTCTTTGCCCTCGCCATTTTTTTCAATTTCAATTTCAATTTTCATGCGCGGGCCTCTTTCATTAGACCGCCCTTGCGAGCGCGTCTCTGTTCAGATAGGGCAATGGCCAACGCCTGCTTGCGGCTTTTGACTTTATCTCCAGAGGAGCTCTTGAGCTTTCCGCGTTTATATTCACCCATTACTTTTTCAACTTTGTCCATGGTTACCCTTGCATTAGTGGCCGCGCAGAGCGGCGTGATACAGCTGATATGCGGGCAGATTTGCGCTCGCCCAATTCGCGCTGAAACTCGCTTTCTAATCCAGCTCGTTTTTGCTGAAATGGCTCATCAGAGAATGACTCAATTGTTGGCGCAGATGGCGGCGCCTCTGGTGCGGCTGGGGCCTTCTCTGTAAACGCTCCAGGAGATGTGCGTTGCGTGAACTCAGAGAATGGTTTTGCCGCGCTTCTTGCTTTTAAGTACCCCTGCTGAAGGCTGGTTCTTCCCTCTTGCCTGGCGCCAGTGACAACAAATTCATATTTTCCAAGGTCGGGTCTAACGCGATTTGGAAACTGAGCTGCGTAATATGCGCTCTCATCTAAGTTAACTGGTTGGCCACCCATAATATTAAAAATACTGGGATCAATAAAAGATGCCCACCGCTCGAACCTGGCGAGATTTCCGCTTGTGTCAACGACATAGCTTTTTAATAAATCCTGGTAGCTTGACACCTTGCTTTGATATTCTTTGGCTTTGGTCTCGTATGCGGCAGCTGCGCTCTCGTATTGAGGCAAAGTGCTCTCTTGATATTTCTTAATTGCTGCCTCGTATGGAGCCAGCGTCTCAGCTGTCTTGGCCTGATATGCGCCAAACGCCTGCTCGTACTCAGACGACACAGACTGAATACCGCGCTTATATTGTTCGGCTAGGCGCGCAATATCTCTAGACCCGCGCTTTGCCGCAGTTCGTTTTTGATATAGGGTCGGCGCCGCCATGGTTACACCATCGCCCTCGTTCCAAGCTGCGGGCTTTCAATTCCAAGTTCCGGTGTTAGTCTTTCTTGAGACAACAGGGCCCGGCGTCCACCGCGAGTTCTAGCTTTTAGGGCCGATGCTTCAGCTGCTGCGGCCTTGCGTCGCTCCTCATCAGCTGCGGCTTGCACCTCGGCTGCTTTCTTTTCCATGGCCAGCTTGTTTTCTTTGTACTGCAGCGAGCCCTGCTCAAACTGCTGCCTGGCCAGGTCTGCCTGCTCTTTGAGGCTGGCCGCCTGCATCGAATAAATTTCATTTTGCTTGGCAACCTGCTCGCGCATTGCAGCTGCGTCTGCTGCCTGTTGCTGAAGTGCCTGCCCCTGTTGGCGCTCGGCGTCTTTCCTGGCCTTGCGAGCTTCGTTTGCTGTGTAGGCAGAGCCTAAGATAATTGCGCCTGCGACCCATCCCGCCATATTAGTTCCCCTTTCAACCTGCGATTTTCACCCAGCCCACACGCTGGAACCTCATACAACCGACCCTCAAGCAATTCAATGTCGCGGCAGTTGTCCTGGTTTTCGTATATGTCAGTCCACACAACCTCTTCATCGAACACCCTGCCAGCTCTCTGAAAACCAGCTGGAACATCAAATTCCATTGGGGCCACCAGCACTTTCACTCCACTGTCTGTGTTGACTGCTATGGTTCCGCTTTCAAGGCGAACCCGGTATTGCGTTTTGTGTGCAGCTCCGGTTAACACAGTCCACGGCGGTATCGTAATCGTGCGCTCATATATGCCAGGCAAGAATCGATGAGATGTAACAATTTTTGCCTGCTCCATATCGAGCAGCTCCCCTTGCATCTTAATCACCAACTCGCGCTGATCTGCAACTGACAGATCTCCGCTCTCGAAGATGACTAAGCCATTCATGCTTTTATTCTATTGGTCTTTAATCGGTATGCAATACCTGTGATATCACCGTGCAATCACCTCATGCGAAGATGTCAAAGTCGGTTTTGGCCACAATCATGCCCTGTGGCTGGCCACCCAATTTGTGGCTCCTGGTCATTCGGTTGTATTCGCCGCCCCCGAGCAGCAAGTATCCGAAAGAGTCGCCAATGTGTGAGTGCTCGTTTTTGTTTGGCGCGTCTCTGAATCGTTCCTGGCCGGCACCAATTGCTACCCTCTTAAAGTGATATCCACCAGCTAGCGCCTTGCGCAAAAGCTTGCACTCTCGGTTGACCAGCAGTCCTGGCTTGCCCTCGATGAGCCGCTGCATTGGCGCAGCTGAAGACTCGCGTCTGACCTTGAAGTCGTTGGATGCCGTGGGCTGGGCCTTGAGCCCCAGGGTTCTTAGAAAATCAAATGCCGTCACCTCGTAGATGGCGTCTCTGGCCTGGCCAGCAGGGTCTCCCCAGATCATTACCTGGTGATTGGGGTACCTGGCGTTGAGCTCCGCTAGCAGCTGGTGGCCAAACCTCTCGAGGCCCATATCGAAGGTAACAATTTCGTGGTGAATCTCCCACCGTCCGTTTGGCAGCCTCTGGCCAATGGTTGCAGCTGGGGTCAAACCGAAGTCCAGGCCCACCTGGATGGGTACCTGCGGGTTCACGGTGGTATCACCAGACATGGTTGAGTCGTTATACTCTGGCCACACCGGCCTTCCCTCTTGAACGTAGGTGTATAGACCCCCCGCGTAGCACTTGATCCAATCTAGGTTCTTGCCAAGCAGCATCTGCTGGTAGTAGCCAGGAGGCAAGTTGTTGATGTTTTCTGCCTTTGGGTTCACCTTCCACCACTTACCAGCTGAGAATATGTGGTCGTTTGCCTCTGGATTCTCTGGTAGCTGATCTGGGTCCACCTCAATAATCCCGCCCGGTTGTTTCCAGAACTTCCACGCATACTGTCCGGACATCTTTTCTTTCTCTGCGATCTTGTGCCACCAGTGATCGTCGTCCATTGGGTTTGTATCCATCCAGATACCGTGCCAGGTGGCCCCACCATCGCGTTTTGTTGGGTATCGACCCACACGGTGGGTGAGGCCATCGATCACCGCTTTTGGCAGCTCTCGGGCCTCGTTGACCCAGGCGCCGGTAAGCTCCAAGGACAACAGCTTTCGCACGTCTTTGGGTTGGTCGAGCGCAAGAAATATCACCTCGCAGTCGATTCCGGCGGCCCCGTCCCTGGCCGGCAACCTGATGTGGTGCGTGATTGGTGGAGTCCACAGCATTGGACCGAAAGTTGCCTCTGGGAAGAGGTCCAACCAGGTCTTGATGGTGGTGGTTTTCAACATTGGGTAGCTATTGCGTACAATTGCAAAACGCGTATATCGGATGCCATCGATAGGGGAGGGCTTTTGCTTGACGGCCTTGATCATTACCTTGGCAGCGCACGCGTAGCTCTTGCCAGACCCCACCGGTCCCATGACGCCTTGCACAAAAGCGTTTGATCCAATGAAGTCGTAGACGGTGGGAGACCTCGAGAAGTCTAAGTTAAGACCCGTGGTGGCCACGGCCTTGGTGGATTGCTCCTTAGTTCTTGCCACTTTGCACCTCGATTAGTTTCTCGAGGAAGTGTGCGGCCTTCTTTAGGTCGTGGACCCCGTTTTTTTCCTTGTAGCGGGTAACGTACTTAATGATTGAGCCCTCGAGGAACCCAAGTTCGTTGGCCACAATGTAGTCCCACGGCTGGATCGCCTTGGTTTTATAGTGGCTGCCACCCTCTTGCCTGTCGTTTGCCTGGCTCATTTGTCGGCTCTCCAAGATATCCACACAGAAAAGGCCGCCCAGGCCACGGAATACATTAAAAACCATCCAGCGTCGTTCATTTGTTGGTCTCCTTGCGGTTTTCTAGGTTCCAGATGTGGTGGTCTTGCCAGGACACGGAGCGCTCGAGCTCGGCCACGCGGTTCAAGTGCATCTGGCACACACTCTCCCAGTGTTTTTGGCACTCTTTCCACGCTATCTCTGCGCAGGCCAGCTCGTCTTCTGACCAGTGCTTGGCGTCTTGCCTGGACTCAACCCAGCTATCAAAGCTCATGTCTATGGCTCCTGTTCGCTTGGCGGCGCAATTACGTTGACATCTAGCACCGACGGTTTATCTGATCCATCGTCCGGGTTATCAAGCAATCCAGACGCTTTAGCAAGTAGACGGAGCACGCCCACTTTGTCGTAGAGTTCAACGTCAAGCGTCTGCGAACCATCCTTCTCACGCCTGACCCTGATATTTTTGATTGCCTGGAGGGCGTGATCTGGAATTTGACTTGCCGCCTTAACCTTGACATTGCCGTCCTCGTCCCACGTTAGGATATCTGTGATCTTGGTGTTGGCCATGCACAGCAGAGAAAACGCAATGGCCTCTCGGTTCTCCGTAATTGTGGCAGAGCGCTCCATGCG